CTTGTAGGTCTCGGCAAAGAGCGAATCAGTCTTTGCGCGGTTTTCCAGATACGTCTGGATTGTTGTTTCAAAAGTTGAACTTGACATAACAATATTATTTTAATTCCATCTTAGAGGTCGTTTATTAATTTTTTCCAGAAATGCAGTTATTTTCTTTTCTGCGTTTTCACCATCCTTAATGAAAATCATAGTATGTGTCTTATCACCGGGGATAGCTACATATCTGCCTGTTTTCTCCAGTTCTTTTTGCTGGGATATTTTCAATTCTGTTCCGTGAGGATTCTTATCCAGCTCCATTTTACGTGGTATCATTGGGTCCTGCGATTCTTTCATATCTACACCTCCTAGTCTTTGTTCATTATTCTATCAATTCTTTTCCTCTCAAGCCATTTAGCACCCTTCTGAAACCCTTCTTTAAAAGACTTATCACAAGCCCGACAGATAAGTGTTTCAGGATTATAGGTCAAAGGGCATTTTTGGCACATCTGGCTAAGTCCGTTCGCCTTGCCTGCCGCAGCCTTGCAACCTCCCATGAGGGATTTCGGTTTCGGCCTTTCCTTCAAATCGGCCCAAATGCGTATCATATTGTCGAAATTTTCAAGGTCGCTAAACATATCATTACCAGTGTTAGTTTTCTTGATTATCTCTGCAAATTCCTTGAAGTAGACATTGGCTGCCTTGTAATACTCTCTCTGCATATACACTATCTTGTCAGTCATCAGCCCGGCTTTCTTAAAACTGTCCTCTGCTTCAGATAACAGGTTGTTAGCCTCACAGGAAAGAAGCTGAATCATGCTTATTATGCGTTCCAGCCTCGGAAGTATTCCAGCTTCTTTTGCCTTCTGTATGAGTTCCTCTGTTTCGGCTTCTTCTATATCCTTAACTAGTTGCTCAATCTCGACGTGGATAGCCTTAGCCTCCGGGCTGTTGCCCTTCTTCCTCACTTCCTTGTAGGACTTCTTCAGTATATCCAGCTTTCTCAATAGCATTTCTTTTTGCATATTCCACAGATTTATCAGATTGTTCTATTTTTCTTATGATTAGATACTTTGGTTCACCTTTGCGAAGATTGTTAAGGGTTTCTTCGTTTACTTCTGCCTCGGTTAACCCATTGACTGTTGTATATTGGGGTATTTTGTATTTATCACGCAGTTTCCGGATTAACTCCCAATCCCGCGTTACCCAATAGATTGTGATTTTCATTTTCGTAGGCTTTCACCGCTGAACAATACGGTTCTGGTTATAGCTTTCAAACGGTCGATGGTTCTCTCACCGTACTTTTCTCTCAACTCATCAATCGACAGGTTAGTAGTCAGGATAAGAAGTTTCCCTTTCTTCTCAGCCTCGTCTGCCAACTCTGCAAAAGCAAGCCTTCTTTCGCCGTATTTCACACTTAAATTCTCCGTTCCTATATCGTCGACGTAGATGATATGCTTCTGCTTCACAGCGTCCAGATCAGCGTTCATCTGCTGTGCATCGTAGCAGCTTACCACCTTCCGGCAATAATGATTCAGGATCAGAGGAACAATCCTTCCGCAAATAAGGGTCTTTCCTCTTCCGCAATTGCCGAAGCACAACAGCCCACGACCTCCATTGCCGGCCAGCCAGTTTGCAACCTCTTCATACTCCGGAAGCCATCTGGCATTCTCCCCCGTGAAGTATTTAATACCAGCCCTTAAAACATTCTTTGCATCTGGAATAGAAATTTCTACCGTATTCGGCACAGGTGAAAACCCCGTATCCTTCAGCCTTTCGATTGTTTGTCTGAAATCTATCTGTTCCATATTACCATCCTTTGTCTTTGTATTTTTCTGTAGAATTATCTTTCAGGACTACGCCTATATCAGTTTTTGATGGTATTTTCTCACGACTGGCCCATGTCGCCAATCTTTTTGAAAGTTCCCACGTTTTTTCCAGCTCGTAGCGCATCTTGGTTTCTGACTTGTTAAGTTCACTCCAGTAATCGAAGAAGGCGCGAATCATTCCCTTCGGATACTGGCCAACATAAGGAACCAATAATTGGTAGAAGGATTCTTTCCTGGAGAGAGTAGCGGCTTTAGCCGCGTCTTTCTTTGCTACTACGTCAGTAGTAGTTTCTTTAATAATATTCTTCTCCTTTATTTGCTTTGTGTCACCCGTGTGTCGCTTTTCCGGCTCTTTGGAAGGCTGTGTCACTTGCTGTGTTGCTACTTGTGTCATTAGCTGTGTCACTTGCGAACGTAAATTATTGATTTCCTGAATGATATTTGTGTTACTCATTGTGTCGTTGCTTGTGTCACTTGCTGTGTCAGTAGGATTTCCGTTGTAGTCATTGTATTTTACCAAGGTTATGATATTCATTCCCTGATCTTTTGAAAGAGTTATCATGTTCTCTCTTCTTAAAAAAGCAAGAAACGTCCGTACTCGTCTTTCAGTCCAGCGCCAACGCTTTGATAAAAATCTTATGGATGCAGGATATTGTCCTCTTGTATAAGAGACTTCTCGACCTCCGATACTCTCCATACGGGGCGTTACCTCAAATCGTGCTGACTGAATCAGGTCAAGCCACGCTTCGCAACTGCTAAAAGTCCGGGCCTCATTCCACATATCATTCGAGAAAAACTTGCGGCTTAGTTTTATATATCCTTCCATAATCTTAAAATCTTACGTTAGTCAACTGTCTGTTATTGGAGTACACAGCCCATTTACCATTGCCTCCATCTACAAGACGAAGATCCTTCACTTCTCCAAATCGCTTTTTGTTTCCGCAAAGATCTACGATCCATCCAGCCTCTTTGCTCGGATGCGGACGGATGGCGCGGCCAACTATCTGGTACCATAGGGCTAGTGACATGGTAGGACGTGCCATAACAATGGTGTCTAACTCAGGATAGTCAAATCCGGTTGTTAGTACGCCCACATTGGCCACCACCGGAATCTCTCCGGCTTTGAACGCTTCGAGAATACGCTCACGTTCTTTCTTGGGAGTTTCACCCGAAACTATGGCCGTTCCGGGAATGGACCAGGTAAGGCGTTCAGCTTCCTTTAGAAAACGGGTAAACACTAATATACCTTTACGCTTAACCCCGCTTTTCGGATTCATAAGCCTTTGCACAATACTTACCAGAAACCCGTAGAAGTCGATGCGTTCATACTCCTTTACGACAGACTTGTCTGTGTAGTCGGCTCCAGTAGTGTTCACCTTCAGGTTAAGTTCGTTCCATCCTAAAGGGTTCATTTCATAATAGTTCAGCTTTGACAAATACCCCATATCCAAAAGAGTGGAGATTTGAACCTGATAAATTACCTCAGAGAACACACATGGGCGTGTGCGAGTGATGAACTTTAACATGCTGCCGAAATCCCTGCTTGATGAAAGACGGTAAGGCGTAGCTGTGAGTCCAAGCACCTTACACTTTAGCATAGAAAGGAATGATTTATACATTCCTTCTTTCGGATTAACCAGATGGCATTCGTCTATAATAATATTCCTGAAATGCTGAAAGAGTTCCGGATGATTAACCACACTGCCAATCGTAGCGAAAGTTATTCTTGAAATCTCCTTTCGACCAAAAGATGCGGAATATATGGAACAGTCCAGAATACCATACGAGCAGAGCTTCAGATAGTTCTGTTCAAGTATTTCCTTACTTGGCTGGAATACCAGCGTGTGCCCTTCTAGGCGGCTGGCGATGTCGGCTATCACAAGGCTCTTCCCTGCCCCAGTCGGCAGCACCATGATGGCATTATTCTTCTTGGCCTTGTTGGCAAAGAAATTTACCGCTGCATCACTGGCTTTCTGCTGATAATCTCGTAGTACGTAACTCATAAGCCTTTCTCCTTACTTAATTTGTCTCCCAAAGCCTTGTAATACTTGGTGAGTTCGATTAATTCAAAATCAGTCCATTTCTTCGCCTGGCTTGCTCTCCATGCCAGCTTGTCGAATCGTTGCTGGCCGATTTTGACCTTCAGGTTCTTTTCATATTGTATCAGATGGTCAGCACTGAATCGGTTGCACGCCCGGCATTCTGCGTGGGCGTTGTCCTCGTCAAAGCGTGTGGCCATGTGGCGGCGCGAATGGAAGTGTCCGCAATCGGCCTGTGCGTATGGCTTTATCTGGCCGCATGAGATACAACGGAAATACCCGTTTGGCATACAATCACGAAGCCGGATATAGCGGCTGAAAACTTTGTCGAGTTTGGCCACTAAATCCGGCTTCTTCTTAATCTTGATACCTGCCTTGTCAAATAACGGCAAAGGCTTTTCTTTCTTCTTTTTTGGTTTCTTGATGTAATACGGCATTATTTGAATCCCCATTCTTTTATGTAATCAATATTCTTTGGAAATCCATCTACTTGTTGAGGACTTAAAAATATCTTTTCACTTTTTAATGGAGTGCCTCCCCATACAGTAGCAGGACATTCTTCATATTCTTCTTTAGAAACTTTACTTACATTAAAATTGGGTTGGAAACCATATCCCATTACGCTTTCCCCTAAGTAAGTACCAAACTTCTTCAAAGCCCATTGAAATGCGATTTCCTTACTGAACAATCCATTTTTAGAAAGGACTGCTGCATATATTCTATGCATATAGTATCCAGTTTCAGTTAAATCAGGTCTGCAACGGATACAGAAATAGGAAATATTACACAAAACCTCTTTCACAAACGCTTCATGCTTCTTGCATTCTTCTTCTGTAAGAAACTCTTTTCCATCATTAGCGATGTAAACGACTTGAGTTACTTTTTTTGTTTCCATATTCTTTATTTTTGAGATTATTTGTGGACGCAGTGGGAATCGAACCCACCCAACCATCACGGTTTTACTTGCCACATATATTAGCTAATTCAATGAAGCAAGTTCATGGAGATATTGCGCAATTACTCCACTCTAAAGCACGTCCTGTGCTTGCGCCCGTATGCCCGTCTTTCCGGGCTGTCAATTATACTTCGATGATTACGATGTCAGGTGCAACGTCTTTGATTGCTTCAATCTGTTCATCAATCACTTTGTTCTTGTATTCCTCAATGGCTTCATTCGCACCGGCAGAGACCAAAGAGAGAGAAACTTCCCGTCCATCTACATCAGCATAAATTTCAACCTCGATTTCTTCACACTGAAAACCTTTGAAAAGAGGAATGTTCAGTTTGAATGATTTCGGTAGATTAGAATCAACTACCTGAGAATAATTATCCGTCTTGCTGCCGTTTTTATATCCTGATTCACCTTCGCCTTGAAGTTCTTCAAAGTGGAAACCAGCATCATGTTCTCAGACTTATCCTTGAAGAAGGCACGGTGCATCTTGAAGAACTGGGACAATTTGATAGGTTCCCATTTCTTGTCGGTATTGATACCGAACTCCTGCATTTCCTTAGAAGCCTGCAAAATTCCTCCAATTACCGTCTGGTAATAATTGGTTTCATCAATAGTCAAAGACAGATACATCTTATCACGGTTTACGATGATGTGGGTCGATTTCTGATTAATCAATTCGACACGCTTCTCCAGCCATTTAAAAGGTGCATCTATCGTTCCATTAATAACTACTCTTTCAGGTTCTTTCGGGTCAAGTGCTTCTGCTGCTTTACCTTCTCTTAATACTACTTCAATAGGTTTACCGTTATATTCTTTCGGCACAACCAAGTTGATTTTGTTCTCACTCATAATTAATTGTCTGTTCCCGTTTTACGGTTAATACTAAATACTGTCTTCTGCATTTCTTGTGGCATGATCGGGCGGCTGTAAACCAGTTCACCTAACTTGTTGTAGAATCCGGCCATTTTTTCCTCGTGATAAAGAATTTTTGCGCATTCTTCATTTTCCACGAACTCTGAACCTCTTTTGATATGGTCCAGAAGTTCCTGCTTTTCTTCATTCAAAGGCTTCAATCGTTCTTTGAAGCTTTCCATAGCCTCTTTCTTCTCCAACTCAACATCGTTGATGGTGATTGATACCTCGGCCAAAGTCTCTTTCTTCTGAGCCAGTTCTTCGGGGGTGAATCGGTGAGTATATCCGATTTTCTCTACCGCATCGGCGTTGTCCTGAAGGAACTGCCATCGTTCCTGTTCAGGGATGTCTTGTCCTAAAAATTTGTCCATAATTATCTATAACTTTTTACACCGAACCTATTATAAATCTTTTTAGCGGTACCCATACCATTATAAACAGGGATGAAACTTCTTTGTAAGGCCTTCTCTCTTTGATGAATGCCGCTTGAATTAGGATTAATTGACTTCTCTGGATTAAAGAATCTTGCTACATCTTGGGGAAATTTTCTTTTTTTCATAATCTCAAAATTTTAGATAAACTCTTTATTACGTTCGATTTCTTGTTGTGCAAAAATTAGCATCTGCTGTTCGTTGGCTGAAGGCAGATAGATGCCGGCCACAGATGCGCTCCAGTTACGAAAGCGGTCAATGCTCAAAGTCATTTCACCTGTTGTCAGTTCTGCAGAACTTCGCAGATAGGTTACTTCCTTGCCTTTCTTGTTGACCGTCTTTCTCTCAAACAAATCACGGTTGCAAGTCCTTTTATAGAAGTCTATCTTTGCTTCATCAAGGCTGCAACCATACTCACTACCGAAATACCCTAAAAGCAGATGCAAATAGCTGTTCTGGGATAGCGTGCGGTTAGGAAGCTTCTTTCTCACTTCCACAACTGCACGCTCTTGGAACAGCTTGTTTATATAAGCCTTGAACTTGGGTATATCGTATTCATTTTTCAGATTGAATATGCTCATAGGCTAGAACGGTAAATCGTCTTTTGGATTTCCGTTAGCATCTACATCAGGTGGAAATGCCTGTGCCATGGTCGGCGTTTGTATCGGTGCCGGTTGCTGTGCTGGCATGGATGCTGGCTGGCGCATTGGCTGACGGGCTTCCAGTTTATAGCAGCGGATGGACACCATCCGTTTCACCTGTCCGTCCTGATTCGTCCATTCCCTGCCCTGCAAGGCAAAAGAAACCGTTATCACATCGCCTACCCTATAATTATCTAGTTCAGCACATTTGTCACCGCTTACTTCAAGAGGTAGAATGTTCTCGTACTGGCTGCGTTCACCTGTATAGGGGTCGTGGGTTGTGGCATCAAGAATAAACTCACGCTTCACAAACGGGTTGCCACCGCTCTTGGATGGGATTTCTTGGGGCTGTCCAATATAAACCAGCCGTCCGGTTACTTGGTTACTCATCTTCTGCAAAAATTTTCTTATCGGTTATCAAATCTCTGTTGTCATTCAAGAACCGTATAAAGTCCTCACAATGGTTAGTGAGGATGGGAATATCTCGTTCGGGAACGAAAGTATAGCTTTCGGTATAGGTCGCACGAAAGTCCGTGATGTTATACTCGAACATCCTGACATCGCTGCCGCCCTGCATCAGACAGTATGGATAAACCATGTGCTGCCAGTGGTCTTTGTACTTACCTACATAATAACTTCCGGTAGTCTTGATGTCATGTACTGACATCGGCATCAGTTCATCTATATAACCATATAGAAGAACTCCTCCGAAACATGTAGGCAAAACTGCTTCAACCCGTTGCTGGGTTAAGGCTCCTTTGTAATAGTCTGCAAACTCACGGCAGATTGAGATAGGGAAATCGAACTGACGGCATTTATAGGTGGCTCTCAGTCCGACCAATGTTTGTCTGCCATCCTGCATGTCTGACAGTAGTCTTTCCACCTGTACCTTTTCTGATCTCCTGTTTTCAATCATACAGTCTATCACCTCATTGAAAGCCGTTCCCTTGTCGGCTGCTTCACTATCAAACGGAATACAGTTTATAGTGTCAATCAGACTCTGAAACTGCTGCTGTCTGAACTCTTCGGGGGTATGTGGGGGATTCTCACTGAATCCCCAATACCTTTCCCAAATGGCATCACTTTTCAGATAGCTTGTAAAGGCATCCAAAAGTGTAGCATAGAACTTGAATTTAGGCTGCTTTGTCTGCATAGGTCTTTGTCTCTTTGTCGAATACCAGCCCGAGAGCTTTTACTTTTGCTGAAAACAGATTTCTGGCCATATTCAAGGAACTGCCTACATGCTCAAACTCATTAATTCTTGACGCAAACTCATTTGCAGAACTGGCATCAGTAATAAGTTCGATGTTCTCTTTGATTTCAGCTATGACCTTATCGTACTTTGCAGCTTCTTCTTTCTTTACCTGCAACATGCTCAGGTAGGGCATGATAACCTTTGCAGTGATAAAATCGTTCTTGGCAGTGGGATTTCCATTCTTGTCAAGAATTGTAGGCACCTGCATCAGTCCCGGCAAATTGCAGGTGTTTTTCCCGTCATTTCTTGATGTGGGGTCAAATGTGATTGTACGCTTCTGTACACCGTTCTCATTGCGCATTTCCAGATAACCCAGCAAATCAAGTTCCGTAACAATAGAGTTATACGATTTTTCTCTTAAAGCAGGTATGAACACGGTATCGTCACCTTCTTTCCGGGTATCACGATGGGCTACAAACACCACATTCTTGTTCAGTGATGAAAGGGTTCGTGTCATCCATGAAAACTCAGCGTTAATACCGCCCCAATCCTTAATTTGTGGCTGGCGTGTACCGCATTTATAAGAAATGATAAAGTCCATCATCTTGCCGATAGTGTCCACTACGATTGTTTGGTAAGCCGAAAGATCTTCCTGCAATACCTGTTGAACATCCTGCCATGAACTTACCTGCACGATGTCGATACCGTCCAAGTGGGCCATATTCACACGCTTTACACCATTGTCAAAGTCGAGCAGCAACGGCTTTGGTGCGCTCAAGGCTACTGTTGTTTTACCCATACCTGCCTGACCGTAAATCATCATCTTAACGGTGGAAGGAATTACTAACTCATTGGATTTCTTAATCAAACTCATAATACTATCTTTTTAGTTAATTAATATTTCAACTGTGCATGTTTAATCACATCGTAAGCATTACAGAACCATTTCCCATTCTGCTTATTCGTTCGCTTTTCGGCACGGATTAATCCTTTGCCGATTAAGTCTATTAACCTTGACAAACCGCCAACAATATCAGCAGCTTGATCGCGTCCAAATGTCTTATCATTCAGAACAATTTTTAGAACTTCTTCATTTACCATAAAACATCATTACTTTAAACAGATTATTGCAGAGAAGCCTGGATATTCTGTCGCTGATACACGAAACTTTACATCCATTTTATTTTTTAGGACTCCGATCAAACGAAGATCACGATTACGACGTGAAGCTTCCAATTTGATTCCGTTGTGCCGTTTCTTGTCGTAAGGAACTTTGTAGATATCCCCTTTTTTCATTACGTCAAAGAGACGTACTGTCTGGTAGTTTTCATTAACCTCTATTTCTTTTACCATATAAATAACTTTTAATTGATTGCTGACAGAACGGGACTTGAACCCGTAACCTTCCTGACATGCAGGATATTCTACCCTTAAACTATCTGTCTATTATATCACTTCTTTTCTTTCAGCAAATTTTGAATCTGTTCGCTGATTTCTTGATCAAAGGCCTCACGTCTGTCCAGTTCTCTTGAACGGGCTGCCAGTATTGCATTGATGTCAGCGAAATCATCACAGATATTATCTATTGTTTCTTTCAGTTCGTTCATTGTCTAATCTTTTTCCGATTAATAAACTTGTGATTGTAACTCCTATGAACCCTATCCAATACATAGCGGACAGATCTTGATTAAAGTGCATTATCACGACGGATATAGCACAGAGAACTATCAGTTTTCGCATGGCTCTTCCGGTTTTTCGATTTTATAACCTTGTTTCTCGAGATATTCTGCAATATCTTCATCACATATCAGATTAAGACATTCCTCAAGTCCATAATCCGACATCAGGTAATACATACCGTAGTAGGCCACCACATCATCCTTCGGTATCAGCTTCAGTACATCCGAAGAGTCAAATGCCTTGTAATTGTGTACTTCCATAATCGTGTAGTTTAAAATTCGTTCCCGTGGGCGTTCCGATGGTTGCCTTACTGCTTACCAAACCTTTGATAAGCCACGGGATATATAGTTCTTGCTGGTGTCTAATCAGTGAAGATTGTCTTTGTAGCCGGCCTACGGCCACCTGCAATCGTATAAGTGTCTTTTTGTTATCTGTGTGATTCGTATGCTGCGTTATCTTATTGTCAGTCCATTACTCACACTCTTTTCACACAGCCGCTACCGCTACTCAGTCGTCTCCCTTTTGCGTCAGGTGTAGCGGTACACCTAAAATTTCCAGTACGTCAAAGAACCAATCAAGTAGAACCCTGCCCGATTCTCGCTATCGGTTGCCGGTCACTGGCCGTCAGCAGGGTTTGAAAAGATTAAGCATATCGGGCAAGCCCCTGGACACTGCACAGGGCGTCATAGTCCATGCCATCATCGTCATTGGTCGGCTGGTCAAACTTTCCTAGGGCAGATTCATAATTGTCTATTTCGTCAGTTATGACCTGAATGGCTTCGCGCTTTGAGTCAGTGTTGAATACCCGGCAAACGGTCTGTTCGTCCGAATTGTGGGCTATCTCTAAGTCCTTATAGAGGCTGTCGAGTTCTCGTTCTATTTCGTAGCGTGTCATAGTCATGCGATATTTAAAAGGTTAGCTTTTTTATAGCATCTGTATTCTTGTCTCTCTGTATCGAAGTACACCTGAACGGTATCATTCTTCTTTCTGCTATCACCACTTGTAGCAGGTATCAGATTCTCTTTCAAAGTACCATAGGCTTCACGAACAGAACCATCAACCTTTTTAAAATAGAACTTTACGATTCTTTGCTTCATTGCAGTTTTCAGCTTCATGTTTGCCCAAGCGCATTTCATTGCTTCACTCATAGAGAAACCGTTTCTCTTTACCAATTGCCATGCAAGGCTCATAATCTCGTGTAATAAATTCTTTTTCATAATCGTGCGTATTATTGATGTTATTTGTTATCTTTGTTTCGTATCAAAGTTTCGATATGCAAATATAGTATCTAAAAAGAAACCAACAAAACAAATAGTTTCTTTTTAGATACCACTAAACATTATTTAACTATTAAGAGCCTTAATACAGTATTATATGAAGAAGTATTATGAAGCAAAACTAAGATGTGTAACTTGTGCAGGTGAAGATTTTGAATTTAATAAAGACCAATCTTATATAAAATGCAATACATGTGGACGCGAGTACTTAGGTGGTTATAATGAACTCCTTGAATACAATCAAGATGTTCAAGAAGATATTTTTCATCAAGTTCAAGAGGATGCAGAAAAGATTGTAAAAACAGAACTTAAAAAAGTATTCAAAGAAATAAACAAGGAAATCAAAATCAAATAATGGAAATATCTGATATTATATCATTAGTTAGCCTTTTTGTCTCCGTATTTGCAGGAATATATACTTGGAACACAAGGAGAAAGCTTAATAAACAGCAGCTTCAAATTAATGAATACACCTTACTGAAAAACAAAAAGGATGAGGAAGAAGAAAAAAAAGCAGAAATATGTGCCAACGCATTCAAAACTGGAAATAATGGATGGAGAATACGCGTATTCAATAATGGAAAAGGACTCGCTCGTAATATAAAGATTTACTCAGATGACATATTAGATGATGATTCTGGTATTCAATTAATGGTAAAACAAGCCTCTTATCCATTATTAAACAAAGGGGATCATTTCGATATAGTTATGATTTTATTTGAAGGACATAATCCAGCTCCAATCATTCGATTAGTATGGGATGACGAGTTTGGTCATGGAAGAGAAAGAACACAAGCATTAAATTTAGTCTTCTAGTAACTTCCTGATTTTTTTATTATTCTCATTAATTTTCTCATCCATTTTGTAATTCATATATATTATTACAAGATTGATAACAATGCTTAATGAGCTAATAATAAATGATATCATTATGTTACAAGTTACTCTCACAATAGGTACGGGCTATCTGGAGATGTATTTAAACCTCTTAGGAGGAATGTTTAACTAATTGTTTCTGTAACATCTCGTACTTGTTACAGTACAAAGATAGTATCTTTAAAGATACTATCAAATAAAATTGCAACTAATTATGGGAAATTCTGTAAAAGAACGGTTTTATGAAACCATGGAAGCTCTCAATCTAACTGACTACAGAGTTTACACGGATGTTGAGGGTATCACAAAAAACATGATGGTCAAATTGAGGAATGGTGAAACAAATGAAGTTTCTACAAAAATCTTAATGCCATTCCTTAGTAAATATTCTGATGTTGATGCTAATTATATCTTAACTGGCCGTGGAACACCTTTGCGCCAGCAAACGGAAGTTACACAAATATTTCATCCTAAAAGCATAGAAAAAACTGAGGAAGATGGATTGATAACCCTTTATGATGTTGAAGCTGCTGCGAACTTGAAATCTCTGTTCGATAATAAAGACCAGAATATTCTTGGACAAATCAATATTCCAAATATCCCAAAATGCGATGGAGCTGTTTATGTCAAAGGAGATTCCATGTATCCATTACTTAAATCTGGTGACATCGTAGCATATAAGGAGGTACCTTTAGAAATGAGTCATATTTTCTTTGGAGAAATGTACCTTGTGTCAATAGATCTGGATGGAGATGAATACTTAACTGTAAAATACGTCCAGCATTCAGAAAAAGGTGAAGACTGGATAAAACTGGTAAGTTACAATCAAAACCATCAACCAAAAGATTTTCCATTGTCTTCTGTGAGAGCTATGGCCTTAGTAAAATTGAGTATTAGAATGAACACAATGAAATAACGAGATTAAATTACATAAACTAATCCAATAATGTTATGAAGAAAACATTTTTACCTTTATTTGCTTTAACCATTTGTCTTGCTTCGTGCTCAAAAGAAGATGGTAATTTAACAACGGAACAAATCAAGCCATTACCACAATTAGATAATATAAGTCTAAATTACCATAATTCAGACCAAGAAATAGAGCTGACAAGGGATATTGAAAAAGAAGGAGCAATATTAACAGTTAAAGATGATTCCTATTGGATTTCAAAATTAAAATTAAACGGAAACAAAATTACATTTACAGCTTTAGAAAATCAAGATATAGAAGTAGGACACAGGTTTGATACGATTCTTATATCTATTAACGATGTAAGAATTGGAAGTATATGTGTTTCACAAGCAAGAAAGCCAATAAGCCCAGAACGTCTTCAGTGGGCAGTGTCTAATGCAATGTATAGACATAAAGCGTTATGCGAGTCTGGATTGTCTGGGAAAGAAATAACCCAAGCAATATACGACCTCGAAAAAACAACAAATGGGCAGGATTCTTATAAGAATTATCCTGCTTTCGCATATTGTATCGAAATGAATCACGACCCGGAGAATAACATGGAATGGCATCTGCCGTCATTAGATGAAATGAGAGCCTACGCACAAGGGCAATCATATATAAACACACCTTTGGGGAAGCACAACTATTGGTGGAGTGCAACAGAAAATAGCCTAAACGGAAACGCTTATAATCTTTACTCGGAAAGTACTGCATCAAGAGGTGCCGTAGATAAAGGAGGAGACTGGTGGGTTATGGCATTCAGAAATGGGAAAATGGAGGAATAGCCATGAATAAGACGCTACTATTTGCACTATTCTTATCACTTACAAGCTGCGGAGGGAACAAGCCGTCCCAGGAACAGAAGGATAAAGCCGACAGATACGTTCAGAGTCTTGTGGATGCCGATATAGGAATCTACAAAGGCGAACTGACAGATGCGAACTTTCTCATCCTTGCAGTTGATGCTTATTCTGGAGCAAACTTTGATGCTTATGCACGTACATACTTGGAAGAGGCACAAACGAAAGGACTGGAAATAAAAGGAGTCTACATCGTGGACATCAAGGACTGCCAGTTTGGCGATGGATGGGTATCCGGTGACAGGATAGGAAAAGCCTTTAAATAGAAAATGTTCAAAAGCTTATCCTTGCACTGTTTAGAAAGCAATATATAATTTTAATAATCAACGTGATACACTAAGTAATGGACTGTTCTTTGGGAGCAGGGGGTCGTGGGTTCGAATCCCGCTACCCCGACAAAGATTAAAGGTCTATTTCCGTTGGGAATTAGGCCTTTTGCTTTTAAGTGATGCCCCATATCTGTTTATGGATCAACGTATTCTCAACTATTACTTCAACAGTCTTCATATCAAACACCCAATACTATATTAGCATCAATATTTAATTTTTGGCTTATTTCACGAGCAACCTTCAAAGTAGGTTCACATTTACCGGATATATAATCGCTCAATCGGGAAGGGCTAACACCAATTAATTCAGCCAGCGCTTTTTGGTTAAGCCCCATTTCATACATACGGAGTTTGAGAACATCAACAAGGGTTGGTTCTCCCAGTGCAAAATGTTCTTCTGAATAGTCAGCAACAAGGTTAGAAAGTAATTCCAACTCTATGCTATTTGGGTCATCGAGAGGGGTTTCATCTGTAACCAGCGGAAGTAATTTCTCAACCCTTTTTACAGCCCAGTCGTATTGAGCTTTTGTTTCTATCTTTGTCATAGTTCTTTGGTAATCGGTAACCGCCGATTCGGTTTAATTATAAAACTGAACAATCAGCTATTCTATCATATTCAGTATGAGTGCCAATGAAACGAATATAAACAAACTTTATAGTGAATCTTATCACAACAATCAGCCTGTAATTATTTCCTTTAATATTGAATACATAATGTTGGTTACCCACATTATCAACACTATTGAAGGTCTTTTTTACGTCTGCAAAGCAAGTCCATTCGCTTTTCTTGACTATGGTAGTCCATTCTTGTAAAGCTACCTTTGCATCAGGATGCGTCTCTGCATATTCCTTTATAGCTTGTTCTGTAAATATTCTCATTAGATTCACTCATTTGTCATATTGCAAAGATATGAACTAAATTCTATTTTTCAAAATTTAATTCTAAATAATATAATTATAAATATGATTTCACTGAATTAATAGGCTACGCATGTATAATTCCATACCTTGTATCCTCATACTCTAAAAAATACTTGTTCTGCTCAGAGAAACCTTTAATTTTTAATCTTTGCTCTTCTCTTTTCTTTGTTGCTTATTGTAATTTTATTCTTTTATTCTTAATCGTTTCCAATAATAATGATATCGCTTTTCTTTTATTATCAACTATTGGAGGGTTAGTGTTATTTGTATCCCCTACTCCTCAAAAAAACGTCCCGGCGTATGCTTCAATTCGTTTCGGCCTTTTACTCAAAACGTCGAAACGTTTTTAAAAAATCTGCTGAATCCATAATTGGGGTACAAATATCAGTAAATCGTATACAAAGCTGTCAGGATGAATCTGCTAACTTTGCCATAGAAAAAACGAATAATCCTTTTAATTCATTCAATTATGAAAATCAAAACCGTCCTTGCGCTTGTCGCATTGGCAATAAATTCTACAACTATTATGGCACAGGAAACAGTCAAACAAACAGCTGGACGCGATCAGCTTGGAGAATTCGCTCCCAAATTCGCAGAACTTAATGACGATGTCCTTTTCGGAGAAGTATGGAGCCGCACAGACAAGCTCGGACTGCGCGACCGTAGTCTGGTTACTCTTACGGCACTGATCAGCCAGGGAATCACCGACAGTTCACTGACATATCATCTGCAGACTGCCCGGCAGAACGGCATCACCCGCACCGAGATTGCTGAAATCATTACGCATATAGGTTTTTATGCCGGATGGCCGAAAGCATGGGCTGCTTTCCGGCAGGCCAAGGAGGTATGGGCCGAAGATACGGCAGCAGAAGATGCCAGATCTGCTTTCCAGCGGGAAATGATTTTTCCTGTCGGAGAACCCAATACGGCGTATGCAAAGTATTTCATCGGCAACAGTTATCTGGCACCGGTATCCACGGAGCAGGTACCTGTGGCTAACGTAACCTTTGAACCGGGATGCCGTAACAACTGGCACATTCATCGTGCAACCCGGGGAGGCGGACAGATGCTGATCGGAGTAGCCGGCAGAGGCTGGTATCAGGAAGAAGGGAAACCTGCCGTACAGATTCTTCCCGGAACGGTAATTCATATTCCTGCCGGGGTCAAGCACTGGCACGGAGCGGCAGCCGACAGCTGGTTTGCTCATCTGGCTTTCGAAGTTCCGGGAGAAAACACTTCCAACGAATGGCTGGAACCTGTTTCCGACGAAGAATATGGTAAGCTGAAATAAAGTCACGGAAGTATGCAATGGAAGTTCTGTTCGCAGATGCAGCAATATTTGCTTCTGCCCGCCATTCTTCTGTCTCTGTCTTCCTGCACTCCTGTGCAGGAAGACCCGGCTCTTCCCGAAAACGGCATGCAGACGGATGTCCCTGCTGAAGGGAGCGGCAATGAAGATCCGGAAAACGGAAACCAGAACGAAGGTGGTCACGAGAATCAGGATGAAGAAAGTAATGAAAGTCAGAACGAAGATCAAAACGAAGACAATATGATGGAAAGCAATACTCTTAAATTGACCGTCAACGGAGAAACATTTACGGCCACTCTCGTGGATAATTCTTCTACGGAGGCATTGAAAGAACATCTGGCCAAACAGGGAGAACTGGAAATCCGGATGGATGATTACGGAAATATGGAGAAGGTTGGTTCTCTGGGATTCTCTTTGCCCAGAAACGACCGGCAGACCACTACGGAACCCGGAGACCTGATTCTGTATCAGGGAAATTCGTTTGTAATTTATTATGATACAAACTCATGGAACTTCACCCGGCTGGGAAAGGTGGATAAAGTTTCCACACGGGAACAGATGCTCGAACTGTTGGGAGGAAAAGGCGAAATAACCGTAACACTTTCGCTGGAATAAGGCAGTCAGCCTTCCGGAGGCTGACTGCAATGACACATGTGCCCTTTGAGAAACAAAAAACTTGCAAAATCTTGCAAAAAAAATAATTCTATATTTTTGTTTCCGGTGATCTGACGATTACTGTTTATATTTCAGATTCTCAAACGAATTCCTGTTGTTTTTCATTGATGAAATAAGACACCTTTGCCTGCGGGTCTTTCACCTCTTTCCAGTCAGAAGAGAATACGGCCATTGCTTCATTGTATCCGATATAGCGGCCATACTTGTCAAGCTTGCCTTCTATTTTCTGACCCGGCTTGATCCCTTTGTAGAAGAATCCATAGTTGGCCAGACCGATGCACAGCTTGCTCTTGTCAAACATTTCCCAAGCTTTCAGATCGGTAATGATCCGGTCCAGAGGAGTGTTGTGGGTAGGTACATTGCCCCAGATTCCGCCTCCCATGTCGTAGGTCATGATATTGATCCAGTCGAGTGACCGGGAAACCTTTTCGGCAAGTTCTTTGGAATAACGCTGCCAGGAGTGAAGAGCCGTAGTAAGATACATTTTCCGGTTCTTCCGGCTTTCCAGCACATTCAGTTTTTCCCGGATATCCTTCACGAAGACTTCGTGCAGCGGAAGTGTGACTGCCGTTTCCCAATCCACTTCGATTCCGTCAAAATCATATTTGTCGATGAAGGCTACCATGAAATCCACAAATTTGGCCCGGAGTGCGGGATCCTCTACCCTTTCCCGGAATCCTTCGCCGGCAAAAAACAGCAGGACTTTAGTCTGGCACGCACGTGCCTGGGCAATCAGTTCCCGGATCACGTCCACACCCTGATCTTTCCTGAAGGTATGGTTGGTCACCAGATCCCGGATAATTTCTTCGCCGGACTTTGAAAAATCATACTCTTTCCAGTTGGGAGCCGCCATCAGGTAGATGTAATCAAACTGTGCATAGTCAATCTGACGGACATAGTCGAGACTCTTCAGATCGTGTGCAACCAGATAAGTGTGCATATTCCGGGGCATACCCGTTCACTTTCTGGCAGCATATTAAGGCATAAAATCAGTCTTAAAAGCGCAATATTA